CATGTCTTGCTGATGCTGTGGTCAATCCACTGCTGGGCAGCAGCCTGGATATCGACTGACTTCTCCCAGTCAATGTCGTTTGCAGTAGCGCCCCAGTAGGGAGAGTCCTGGACCTCAGTCTTGCCTGTGACGTCCATCCACTTCTTGAACCAGTGGTGGTAGACAGTGTACTCCTGCCAGCGGTCGCCCATGGCGTCTGTGAAGTCGTGACGGGAGGTGAGGTCTCCCTGTGTGATCTTGCGGCGGCGCTTGTAGGAGAGCATGAACGCCGGCTCGATGCCGGATGTTGTGCGCGTGAGGCAGGAGACTGAACCGACGGGAGCTGTAGTTGTGAGAGCAATGTTACGACGGCCCGTCTCCTTCCACATGTCAGTGTAGTGATCATTGCATGCATTGATTACCTTTCTCAGGTAAGGGTGGTCTTTCTCCTTCTCGAAGTCAAAGACCGGGAAAGCTCCGCGCTCTCTCGCCATGATGAGAGAAGAACGATGGGCACCGATGGCAAGCGCCTTATAGATCTCTCCTGTCACAGTGATAGAGCACTCACTTCCGTAGCGGATGTTCATGGCAGCGAGGGCGTCACCGAGTCCTGTCACCCCAAGCCCAGTCCTGCGACCATTGCTGCCTGCTGCGCGAACCTTGCTCCACAGGTCCTTCTCGATCCTCTTCACGTGATCAGGTTGCGGATCTTTCTCAATCTTCTCGAGAATTCGATCAACGCACTCTACCTCGAGATCAACAAGGTCATCCATGAGGCGCTGGGCCTTCATGACCACGTTGTTGAACCTATCGAAATCGAAGGTGGGATTGTCATTGAAGGGATTGTTGACGAATGAGGTGAGATTGACCACCATCAGCCGGCAGGAATCGTATGGGCTGAGTGGAATCTCACCGCAGTTGTGAACAAGCACATCATTCGCAAAGAAGTTATGGACACCGTCGACTGTTAGGTCGTAGACGTCTTCGTTATTGACAACCGAGATATCGGCTATCTCATCCCACTCAGTGAGGAGTGCAGGTTCAAACATCATTTTTCTCCATGATTCTTGAATGTTTCCATTCTAATAGGTTCTGTGAAGGTGTTCTTCCGATCATTTCGAACAGTTCGTCACCGACTATTCTTGCAGATATCTGCGGATACTCTCTCTTGAAGGCTTCAAACTTCTCAATCCTGTCCATGGCTCCGTTTGACCACGTTGACTTGACTTCTATGACTTCGGCAAGACATCCGCTTTCATAGACAAAGAAATCGGGCCTGTAGTAACGACCGTCATTGAGCAGGTAACTTCGCACTTCAACATCCCAGTCTTTCCCTTGTTCTTCCAGATATCTTGCGTAACCAAACTCCCATGAACTCCGAAGCCAGACATGCTTTCCAGTTTTGAGATTGAGATACCACCCGCCAAGGTATCTCTTCGATTTGCTGTGCATTTGAGAAAGCGAAGCATTTCCAGTCCAGTCCTTCCAGGGATTAGACTTTCTTGCCCTCTCTGACCTTACTTTCTTTAGACCATCAGTTACGCAATGGCTACCCGTCCTTCCCTTGACTCCAGCCTTCGAAAAGATTGTCCGAAGCTGTGTGTATGAGACGTTTCCGAGCATCGAACTCAAAAGTTTGTATCCGATTCCATTGTCATAGTAGAGCTTCTGCAGATTCTCTCTGAGTGATTCGATTTCGGGATGTTCAGCTTCAAACACGTAACTTGCAGTCATAGATCCACCCTTTGATCGAAACGCTCTATGAACAGTTTTTAGAGCAATCTCATTGAGAAGCCTTCGAGTCTCATTCACTACTTCGTCTAGTCCAGCAAGATGTTCATACATTTGACTAACCCCGTGTTAGTAACTATACAAGGGTTAGTCAATCAATCAAGAAACCTTGAGAAGCTTGTCTGTATTGAGAAGCTCCCCTGCCTCTACCCAGCCGCGCTGTGTGTAGACCCGATGATCAGGGGTCAGTTTGATTGTCTTGCCACCCTTAGTTGTCAGCTTGAGAATCTTAGCGTTGTCCTTTGTCTTGAAGGCAGTCGCGCTTCGATGGACTACCTGCTCACTTTCAGGATCATAAGCCCTGACTGTGAACTGCGAGTTTCTATCAGCAAGCTCCTTCACCGTCTTGATTCCGGCGTTTGTGTGCACCAGAGTGTCGCCTGTCACGCAGGGGTTTGTCGAGATCGTCTTGTAACCGACATCACGATAGCAGTCAACGATTCCGCTCTTGACTACTGTGTCCCAGAAGAGAGCGCCGGGCTCAGCTGAAGACCACGCTGCATCCACGAACTTCTCCCAGATCTGCTTCGCATCGACCATCTTGGTGATCTCAGCATCCTCGGGATGAGCCTCTACAGGCCAACGAAGACAGAAGCCAGTGTTTCCCTCCACGGCCTGCATGAACTCGTCGGTGAAGCGGATGGAGATGTTCGCCCCGGTTACCTTCTTCAGGTCACGCTTGATGTCAATGAAGGTCTCGATCTCTGGGTGACGGCAGTCGATGGTGAGCATGAGAGCGCCACGGCGACCGCCCTGGGCAACCTCACGAGTGGAATTGGAGAACCTCTCCATGAAGACGCCAATGCCGTCTGTTGTCCGGGCAGCATTAGTAGTGGGCTGACCACGTGGACGAATGTTGGAGACATCCAACCCGACACCGCCACGTCTCTTCATGATCTGGACCTGCTCTTGGTCCGTGAAGAGAATGCCACCGTACGAGTCCTGGGGTTGGTCAATGACGAAGCAGTTCGACAGACTCTGCAGCTGGTACGGGTTGCCGATGCCGGACATCGGTGAGCCCTGAGGGACTACGTCCTTGAAGTTCTTTAGGAGCTCGTAGATTTCATCCTCTCCCATGGGATTCGGATACTTGGCCTCGATTCGAGAGAACTCCCTGGCCAGACGACGGTGCATCTGGTCAGGATTCGTCTCTAGGAGATTGTCGTCTGCGTCACGAAGAAGATACTTCAGCACCACGTCCGGTGCCAGCTCATCACCCTCGAAGTATGCCGAGTTCTCCCTAAGGGCTCTCGAACGAGTAGTCTCATCCATTACTTTGCTCCCATGACTTGGTTCCATTTTTCTTTGATCAGCTTCTTACGATCGCTGTCGTCTTGGCTTATAGCTTCTTGGAGAGTGAGCTCGCTCTCTTCCAAGATCTTGATTGTTGATCGCGCAGTGTCAATGTGAACCGGAAAGAGAATTCCGTCTCGACCTGCTCGATTCTTAGCCACGAATAGACGACCAGAGCCAGTTGCCTTCTCAGTGGGCTTCCTCGACAGCGAGATGACCACGTCGGCCACCATCGCCTTTCCATAGGACTCTGACATGTTCTCGAGACCGACGACGTCTGAGTTTGATGAGTCCCTGTTCGCTTGGGAGGCAGTCCAGATGGGAATTCCCTTCTCCATCGCAAGGTTTCGAAGCTCCTCGTAGATGAGCTTCAATTCGAGACGGAGAGCGTCGAATTCACGGCTCGAACGCATGATGTCCGCGTAGTCGATGAGTAGCATGCTTGGGACGATTCCGCGGAGAGAAAGCTTCTCAAGGTGGTTCCTGATTGTGTTGACTGTTGCGCCACCAGTCGGATATTCCTTGATGATGAGCTTGCCGAGCTCCATCTCCTTGTACTTGTCAAGGACTTCCTGCTTGGAGTCTTGAATTTCGTTCGAAGCGATGCCCGTCAAGTGTGAGTCGTAACGGATGCCGACCGCCGTCTCCGTGAGCTCAAGAGTGTAGTGGACAACGTTCTTGCCGAGTTTCAACGCCTCAGCGCCGAGCGAGACGAGCATGTGCGACTTGCCGACGCCTGTATTCGCAACGATGACACCGAGCTCACCACGACCGAGACCTCCGTTGAGGACTGTCTTCTGGTCGAGCTGCTCAAGTCCGGTGGGACATGCCGAACGGTTGATCTTCACGAACCTCGCTTCCATGTCCTCGAAGAAGTCATGGCCAACTGAGACCGGAAGACCGACTGAGACAGCCTTTCGCATGAGATCGACAACGGCATCGTACTTGTCACCCGAGATGAGTTCGACAGACTTCTCAAGAGCCTCGCGGAGAGCCTGCTTCCGGCAGAAGTCGAGAGATCTATCCTTCACGTAGGCAATGTCACCCATGTCCGGTGAGCTCCTCATTCGACCGAGGTACTCAACGATCTGCTCCTTCAAAACAGCGTTGTTCTGCTCCTTCAATTCATCCTTGATGATCGAGATGAGGAGAGACATCGTGGGGAACGTCTTGTACTTCGTGTGGTACTTGAAGTACTTGTCGCTGAGGTATGCAAGATACTTGAGATCGAAGTAGACAGGCTTCATGACCTCAGACATCTGAGCTGCCCATGTGTGGTCAGTCAGGAGTCCCTGGAAGATTTTCTCCTGGAACGCCTTGCCGTACTGCTTGAATAACGCCTCACCCGGATTGAACTCAGACATTCTGTTTTACCACCTTGAGATTGACTGTTGCGTTGAGATACAAACGATCGACGTCGAAGGTCTTGATGCCGGCTCTGGCTAGGGACCTCATGAGCTCAAACTTGTTCCCCTCGGGGAGGGGAGTCTCTACGGCGCTAGTGACCCTAGAGACCTGGTTCCAGCTCAGGTTGGAGACGTCAAGCTTCATTAATTTCCAGTTCATTCTACCCAGGTCGGCGCTGGTTTTCACCTGCTCGTACACCTTTGGCGATTTTGCTGGCATCGATTGAGCAGTGCTTATGATGTCGTCAATTTCCACGGGATCGTCTCCCGCAAGCTCCGGAAACCTCTTGACCATTGTCTTCAGCCCAAGACCCTTCACGCCCGGAAGAGCATCCGACCTGTCTCCGCAGAAACACCGGGCGACGAGAAGGTTGTGTGGCCATATTCCGGTCTTCTCCTTGACGGTCTCTCTAGTCACGATTGATCTCAGAGTCGGTGACCAGATCGTGATTCGATCGTCCACTAGCTGTAAGTAATCATGATCTGAAGAGACGATTAGCACCCGTGACTGTGAGTACGAGTATTTTGCGAGGTATCCAATTACGTCATCGGCTTCACAGTCAGAAACGTAGATCTGTCTGATGGGTAAGTTTCGCATGAGGCTGACGAGAAGCTTGACCTGCCAGTTTCTGTTCTCCAGCGTGTCAGGGATATCTCCCTCGTAGAAGCGATTAAGTTTCACAGGTCTACGCTTCGCCTTGTAGTCGGGGTAGATGTCACGACGCCTTGTCGACCCACCCCCCTCCCATATGATCACGCACTCCTTCGGCCTATGAGCCTGCAGGAGAGAGTTCAACGACTGAAGGAAGCCCATAACACCACCGACATGCTGTCCATCCGCCATCAGCGGATTAGCACAGAAATTTCGGATAAACATGTTGTAGGCGTCGATCAGCAGGACAGGTCTCTCGTCCTGCATGTTCATTCCGGCGCGATGTCGTAACCAGACTCAGCGAGCTGGTCTGCGAGGGATCGAACTTCTTCATAGGACTCTGGGTCGATCTCGACATCTTCAGCCTTGACCGATGACCGTGTCATTGCCTTCTCAAGAAGACCGTCAACCCACGGCTTGTTCTTTGGATCGTTCATCACCTCAAGGAAGTCACCCTTGTAGAACTTCTTCTCGATGATTGTCTCGTTCTTGTCGTTGACAACCGAGAGACGCTTCCAGGCACCCGTGCCCTCGATCTCAACCTGATGCCCTTCCACCATGTCGGGACCGTGCTGACGGAGAATATCAAAGAGCTCCTCGTGCTCCTCGATGCCCTTCCCAAAGATGATCCGGAAATTCGCAGCCCGGAAGGGTGGGCCGACCTTGTTCTTAATGGTCTTTGCAGAGACGTTGATTCCGATGACCTCTTCCTTGGGACCCTTGATCTGCTGCCCAGCTCCGAGCTTGATGCGTACTGAAGAGTGGAACGGGATCGCATTACCACCGGGAACCGCTGTCGGATCACCGTACATTACGCCGATCTTGGTGCGGATCTGGTTGAGGCAGACGAAGAGGACGCTCTGGTCGCCGATGACACCGGTGATCTTTCGCATTGCCTTCGAGATCACTCGGGCCTGGAGACCGATCGTGTCCTTGTCATAGGCGCCCTCGAGCTCTGCCTTCGGAGAAGAGGCGGCGACCGAATCCCAGATGATGGTGATGGGAAGGTCCTTGTTGAGAGCCTTCGCCTTCAGGATCGTCTTCTCAGCGATATCGAAGACCTCTTCGGTACAGTGAGTGTCCACGTAGACAAAGCGCTTCGAGATGTCAACTCCGAGAGCCCGGAGGTTCTCTGGGTTGGTCGCGTTCTCAGTGTCGATGTAGACGACGATTCCTCCGAGGTGCTGAGTGGATCGAGCGATATGGGTCGCAATGTGCGACTTACCGATCGAGGGAGGACCGAAGATCTCCACGATTCTACCCTCGGGGAGACCGCCATTCCTGCGGTTGGAGATGATGTAGTCTAGCTGCTTCGAGCCAGTAGAGATCCACCTCTTCACGTGTGTCGGAGACTGGTCAGATGCGAGGTTGTACGCCACCCGATGACCGAGGTCCCTGTTGAGTGAATTGATGAGATCTGAGGTGAAGTCGTCGTTTGCATTGTTAGCTGTCTCTTCAACACCGAGCTTTCTCTTTGCCATTGATCCTCCTGCACTTATTCTAAACGGCGCCTTAAAGTGTTCACCCCAGGCGTAAAGCCTGGGGTGATTAGCTCAATGAGCCAGCTTAGAGCTACTCGAGCTCTGCGAAGGCGTCGTCGAGGTCATCGAAAGCCTTGGACTTCGGCTTCGGCT